TCCTGGGGAGAATTTCAAAACCTGCACCGCGCCAGTGGTGAATGGATCTGGCTGCTGGACAAACAACCGCCCCCGGTACCGCCGCGATATTTCGCCTGGTGGAACTGAGGCCGCTGACACAACCAACGCAAAACCATGAAACGCTCCATCCTCGGTCTGATCTTGCTCGCTGTATTCGGCGCGGCCGCGGCCGCGCAAGTTCTCCCCGGCCCGCAAGTCGATTCCGACGAAGTGGTCCGCCGCGGCAACCACGTCGCGTATATCGACGGTTTTGGCGACGACAAGCCGGATCCAATCGCCGAGGCCCTGGCGCCGCCGGCCGACGATTCGCACAAGTGGTACATCACGGTGCTGACCACCAAGGGCTGCCAGGCCTGCGAGATTCTGAAGCGCGATTTCGAGGAGCATCCCGATCTGCGGGCCTTCGTGAATGTGAAGGACTACAAGCAGAGCTGGTCGCACTTCAACTTCTACTCGATGGACGATGCCACGCAAAACTGGCGGTTCAAGCCTCCCAAGAGCGACCTGGCGATCAAAGGTTTCCCCACGCTGATCGTGCAGCCGCCGTTCAACGGCCGCTACGGCAAGTCCAGCACGATCGTGATGCAAAAGACCGGTTACGACGGCGATGCCCGCAAACTCGCCCGCCAGATGTCGCATGCGATCAAGACGTATGTCGCCAAGGTCACGACCAAAAGCGTGATGCGCATGGGCGAGCGCCGCGGAGAGTTTCCCGTGTCGGCGCTACGCGGCCAAGGTGAGGATCCATACGCGGAAGACCGCCGCTGGCCGGAAAAGGCGTGGGGCCAGCGCACGCCGCCCTTCCCGCGGCCCGACGATGGCCAGAACACGCCGGCGCCGTCGCCCGATCTGCCGCCGCTGGTGATCCCCGGCCCGCTGGATCCGGATGGCCCGCCGCAGCCCGACCAAAAACCAGACGATAACAAACTCCCCGAAGCCATCCTCGTCGTCGACAGCGCCAACGAGCAGCCGGCGATCGAAGCCCAGGCCCGCCGCTTCCTCGACCGCTTGCGCAACGAGCGCAAGCCGCTGGCCGTCCGTATCGTCGACTTCGCGTTCGCGACGAACCTGCCCGTCAAGCGCGACGAGACGCCCGCCGTCGTCGTCCGCGACGGCGACCGGACCAGCGTCGTCACCGGGCGGCTGTTGCCCTTGCTGTCACCGCCCGAAATTGCACCCGCTCCGACCGCCGCGGTGACGATCGCCGACCTGCCCTGGGAATCGCTGTTGATGCTCGTCACCGGCACGGGCGGCATCGGCGCCGCAGTGCCGCTGGTGATCTTCGGCATTCGCTGGTTCCGCTCGCGCCGCCAGCAGGCCGGCAAGCCAACCTTACTCAACGATGCCACGCTCGCGCAGTTGCTTTTGCTGTTGCAGCAAGTCGATTTCGAAAAGCTACTCGCTCAGTTCCGCAAGGCGCCGGCCAGTGCCTGATCGGCCACCGGTACACCGCGCCGTGCATCGGCCGAAGCGCGATGACGGAAGGTGGAACGCGCATCGGCGCGGCTACACCACGCGGTGGCGCAAGGCGAGTAAGCGCTTCCTGTCGCGGCCGGAGAACCGTTTGTGTGTCGAATGCAAACGTCGCGGCCGCGCGGTGCTCGCGACGGTCGTCGATCATCGGCGACCGCACCGAGGTGATTGGGAGCTGTTCTGGGATGAGGACAACTGGCAGGGACTGTGTAAGCCCTGCCACGACCGCAAGACGGGCAGCGGATGGTGATGAACGTGAGTAGTGAACACGCGGCTACTGTACGGGCGCTTTGCGGGATCGACGTAACCCCTTATTGCTCGTCCGACGACTCATAAGGGGTTACGCCGAAATACCACCCGGGGGGTTATTTTTCGCAAGTCCAAGCCGCTGGCGACCGCAGCCCGAGCGCGCACATTTTTTCGCGAAATTGGGGGCGGGGGGCGGCGCGTAAGTCCTTAATCGTCGACCAAGGCGGCGAAAAGAACGAATGCGAGGGCGGAAGCCGAAACCGACGACGCTGAAGCTGCTGCACGGGAACCCCGGGAAACGGCCGCTGAACGAAGCCGAGCCGACGCCGCCGGCGGACCGGCCTGAGCGACCAGCCGAAATGGAAGGCGAAGCCGCGGCCGAATGGGACCGCGTCTGCGGGCTGCTGGAGACCATGGGCCTGTTGAGCTCGGCCGACCGCGCCGTGATCGCCGCGTATTGCGAGGCCTGGGGACGCTGGGTCAACGCGGAGGCGATGGTGCGGAAGCTCGGCGCCGTGATCGTCACCAAAGAGAAAACGCTGTATCAGAACCCGTACCTGGCTGTGGCCAACAAGGCACTCGAGCAATTCTGCAAGATCGCCGCCGAGCTCGGCCTCACACCCTCGTCGCGATCGCGGGTGAAAGCGAACAAGGCACCGCAGAAGTCGGGCATTCAGGCACGCATCCGCGCATGACGACGTCGACGACTGGGAAACCATTGAAACCATACGATCTGCGCACGGCGAAGCGGTGGATCCGCAACGCCGCGGATGAGCGGGCGGTCCGCGATGGCTGCCGCTTCGACGAGGCCCGCGGCCAGTTCGTGATCGACTTCGCCGCGGACAACCTGGTGCTCTACGAAGGCGACTGTGCCGGCCAACCGCTCGTCGCGCACGACTGGCAGATCGAGGCCACGCTGCGCACATTCGGTTGGGTGAAGTACTCCGATCGCCTCGGCCGTTGGATCCGCCGCTTCACGCATGTCGGCGCCTGGGTGCCCAAGAAAAACAAGAAGTCGCCAACGCTGGCCTGGTGGTCGCTGTACCTGTTGTGTGCTGACGGCGAGATGGGGCAGGAGGTGTACCTGGGCGCGAAGAACGGCGACCAGGTGAACATCACGGTCGGCAAGCACGTGATTGCGATGCTCGACCGGTCGCCGCGGCTCAGCGAAGAGTGCGTCGTCAACCGCAGCACGCGGCAGATCACGCACCTGCCGACGAGCTCGCGCTTGCTTCCGTTGTCGAGCGGTGACGAAAAAACGCGAAAAGCCAAGGAGGGTCTGAACGGTTCTTTGTGTCTCGACGAAATGCACGTCGTCGATCGAGAGTTCTATGGTCGCGTGAGCCGCTGCGGCATCTCGCGCAGCGAGCCGTTGGTGATCTCGATGTCCACCGTCGGCGACGATCCGCTCTCGATCGGCAAAGAGCGTTGGGACCACGGCGAGCAAGTCAACGCCGGCAAGATCCACGACGAGCGGTTCAACCACATGTCGTTCGCGGCGCCGCAGGACCTGACCGACGAGCAGCTCGCGCGTAACCCGGCCAAGTACTTCAAGATGGCCAACCCCGCGGCCGGCCATACGGTGCACGTCGATGAGTTTCTCGACGACTACCATCGCAGCCAGGCGTCGATCGTCGAGCTCGCGCGGCTGAAGATGTACCGGCTTAACATCTGGCAGTCTGGGGAAAAGAAGTGGCTCCGCGATACCGACTGGCAAGCCAATGAAGAGCGCTACTCGGCCGAGGACCTGGCCGGCCGCGAATGCGATGCGGGCATCGACCTGGCGACCACGCGCGACACCGTGGCGTTGACGCTGGTTTTCCCGCCGACCGACGACGATCCGGTCTATCGGCTGCTGCCGTTCTTCTGGCTGCCCGAGGCCCGGGCCTACGAACTGCGCGAGAGCGTGGCGTACCTTCAGTGGGGCAAAGATGGATTCATCGAGCTGACGCCGGGCGAAGTGTGCGACTACGCGTTCATCCGCCGCCGCGTGGCCGAGATCCGCGAGCAGTTCGCGATGCAGACGTTGTGCTTCGATCCGTGGAACGCCAGCCACTTCATCCAGGAGCTGCAGGAGGACGGCGTTTACTGCGAGAAGTTTGCCAGGGCGTGGGCACGATTAGTGGGCCCACCAAAGAATTCGAGCGGCTGTTGATCGCGCGCGAGCTCAAGCACAACGGCCATCCGCTGCTTTCCTGGCAGGCCGGCCACGTGCAGGTGAAGAGCGACGTGAAGCTGAACCTGCAGCCGGTCAAGCCGCAACACGGCG